ATGGGTGATTTCTACGAAGCTTTAAAATCGATCATGTACAATCTCGCGATTGAGCACCCTACATTTTATTCGACGATATTGACGGGCTTACTAGCAGCTATATTCACCACTAGAACAATTGCGAAACAGCGGGAGCTGTCAAGGGAAAAAAACTCGCTGGACTTCCAGGCTACTTACAAGCATAACCAAGAGGTCAGTGATAGCTGGCATAAGATAAGAGAAGTTCGCGGCAACCTAGAAGAACTTAAAAGACTAGGCAAAGATGAATGTTCTGGCGAAGAGACCGCTAAAGCACTAAACGTAATTTGTAATGAGTGGGAGCGGTGCGCAAACGCAATAAAAAAGAATGTTTACGATGAAGATTTTTTATACAACTGCCACGGCTCAACTGTATATTTCATTTACAGAGATTTTCATCCTTATATAAATGAAAGACGAAAGAAAAACCCCAAGTTTTTCAACAATTTTGTTTGGCTAGCTGAGCGGTGGTGTAAGAAACGTGCTAATGAGCTCAAAAAAACCGACCACGAAGAGTTCGAGCAAATCGAGAAAGAGCATTTGAGTATAAAGCTTCATCTTGACAAGATTGCTAGAAAAATGAATCAAGGTTCATAATGCCAAGGCTCAATCGATAACCGCCCGGATGGGCGGCTGTCTTGGTCGGTGTTGACGCTGGTGCTACCGGATCGGCGGGTCGTCGGCCTGGGCCTCTTCGAGTGAGTACGGCCGGAACCTCACCACCTCTTCCCCTACCCGCTCGTTGATCTCGAGCATGGTTTGCTGCAGTGGCTCGAGCTCGTTGGCCACGAATACCCGGGCGGCCTTCTCGACGTCACCGAACCCGCCCGTGTTGCTCGGGATGATGCCCATCAGCTGCGGCGGGATCCGATGACCGGCCAACTGATCGTCGCGGGTGATGTTCTTGATGTGCCAGAACTCGTCCTTCGCGGCCACCTCCGATACCGGGATGATCTGGACGCCGTCCTTCTTGCCCTTCGGCGCGTACATGAACAGGTTCTTGAAGTTGCCGACGCCCTTCGACTCCTTGAGCGCAGTGCGCATCGCGTCGATATCCTTTTTGTCGTGCGCCTCGTCGTTCACGTACATGATGAACCCGGCATGCGAGCCGTTGAGGTAGTACCGGCGCCGGAACAGTGTCGCGCTCTCGTTGAGCCATGCCGACTGCAGCGAGCCCAGGTAGTCGGGCAGACCGTAGACCTGCTGGTCAATGTCAGGCTCCATCAGATGAATCGTCCGACCCTCGGGCAGTTCGGCTTTGTTCACCCAGTCCGGTACCCAGAAATAGCGATTCTGGTTGCCGCGACGCATGTACTTCGCCGGACGACGTTGCAGCTCGAGCAGCCGCCCGAGCCGGCCGCGAATCTCTTCGAGGTAGCAGTTGCCGAACACCAGATGATCGAGGGCCAGCGCGCTGAACGTCTGGCGATTCAGCAGCGGGTGCGGTTTGAAGGTTCGAAGCAGGATGTTCCGTTTCACCTGCAGCGCGGATCCATGGTGAGCGGTGGCGCGGTAGCTCTTCGAGAGGACGTCGAACGGTACCGGCGGCTCGTACCACTCGTTCGGCGAGAGCCAGACGCCCTCATAGAACACATCGCGCATGGTGGTGACAGGCTCCGGATCGCCAAAGCTGAATGCTTCGGCCCGGGCTGGCTCGCTAGACTGCCCCATGATCGCGGGCACGCGGACGCGTGGCTTGGCGGCGACTGGCTCGCTCATTCGAAGAACTCCATCATTGATTCGCTGGTTTCGCCGGCCGGGCCGTCGATCGGTTCGAAGTGCAGGGCGTGCATCGTCGCCCACGCGAGATCCGCGTGGCCGGTCTGTGCGTTGCGCCCGGATACGTAGGTGAACTGACGGCCGCTGGCCGTAAGCTGTTTCTTGATCGCCATGAACGACTGGGCGAGATCCACCCAACCGGCGTCGAATTCGAGACGGTCCTTGCGGATGATCTGCTGGGCCTGCAGCACCATCTGAGTCTTGAGCTCGACGGTGTAGTGATACCGCGTGACGAGCGGGAACCACTTCTCGACATGCTCGGCCACCGCCGCGCCGATCCCGGTGGTGTCGATACCGATGTGGTCGATGTCGTACTTGTCGGCGAACTTGCGGATGAACGCCGCCTGCTCTTCGTAGTCCTGCCCCTTGAGCCGGTGCCGCTCGAGAATCCGATGCTTCTCCCCTGCCGCTTGCGCGGGCAACACCACGACCAAACCCGCCCCGTCGCCATCTTCGTTGCGCCCGGTCGGGTCGTAACCGATCCAGACACCACGGTCACCGACCGGCCTCGGTGCATAGGGTCGATAGACGCTCTCCCACTCTTCCCAGGCATCGACCATGCAGCCGTGCATGACGCCCAGCGGGAACGCGGATTGGCTGTCATCGACGAACTCGCACTCGAACAGGTTCGCGAACTCGTCGGCGCTGTACTCGAACTGCAGATCCTCGACATCGAACAGGTTGCATCCGCCGGCTTCGGCATCATGGACGGTGACAATCTGCTTCCACTGCCGGTCACCGCACAGCGCACCGTCGGCGAGCGCGGCATGGCTCACGTCGATGTCGACCCGGTCGGCTTTCTTGCGCCGCTTGTTGATCCGCTCGCCCGTCCAGAACGTGTACGCCTCGTGCGCGATCGATGACGGCGTCGAAAAATAGGTCTGCCGCCACTGCTTGTGCGTCGCCATCGCCGAGGCGACTTTCCGGAACTGCTCGAACCCGTGGATCCAGAAGTATTCATCGAGATAGACGTCGCCGTGATAGCCCTGGGCGGTCTTCGAATTCGTGCCGAGGAAGTGCAACTGCGCGCCATTGTCGAGAACGATCGGATCGCCTTTCAGCTCGACGTCGCACGTCTCTTTGACGAACTGAATGATGTACTGCTTGAAGATATGGGCCTGAGCCTTCGAGGCGCTGAGGAATATCTTGTTCTTCCCCGTTTTGAACGCATCGACGATGGCCTCGCGGGCGAAGTAGAACGTTGCGCCGATCTGACGGCTCTTCAGGATGTTGCGGATCCGGTGCTTTTCGCCGGCACGTAGCCATTGGCGCTGGTACTCGAAAAGCGACTCGAGGAACGCCATTTCCAGCGCTTCGAACTGTTCCTCGGTCAGCGCGTTTCGCTTCGGCTTGCGCTTCTCGCCGGCATTGCGCGCGGCGATATTCGGATTGAGATCGCCCTCCTTCCCCGTTTCCTGATACCGGTGCACCCGCGCCAGGCGCTCGATTTGCCGGCCGAGTAGATCGATCTCCTTGAAGTCGCCGGGCGACTTCTTCTCCTTCCCGATCAGTTGGACAAGCCGCGACTCGAGCGCGCCTTCGACGCGCTGGGTCGGGCTCGCCTCTTCCCAGCCATCGCGGTCTTTCCAGCTGTGAACGGTGGCCGCTTTCACGTCGATGTATTCGGCAATACGCGCGACGCGCCAGCCCTGCCAGTACAAGTGGCGGGCCGTGAGTCGTGGGGAATCGAGAGTGTCGGGGGCTGTCGTCGTCATGCGGCCAGCGTACCCGCGCGCTAGACGTCGCCATCGGCGCGCGCGTTGTAGATCGCGAATCTACAACGCGGCTTGGTTGAGCGAATGAGAGTCGGCGCGGAACCTGACCGCACTTTGCACCGAAACCGACTTCGCCAAGCTCACCGCTGAGGAAACCCCATGCCCTGGCACGTTATCGCAACTGAAGGCGCCACCACCGACGGCCGTCAGATTCCGGCCGATTGGCTCGAGAAGATGGCCGCGAACTTCGACCCGAAGACCTACGGATGCCGCGTCAATCTCGAACACATCAAAGGCGTGCTTCCCGATAGCCCGTTCAAGGCGTACGGCGACGTGACAGCGCTCAAGGCCGAGAAAAACGACGCTGGCAAGATTCAACTTCATGCCGAAATCGACCCGACCGAGGAACTCAAGGCGCTGAACAAGCTGCGCCAGAAAGTCTATTCGTCGATGGAAGTCGATCCGGATTTTGCCGGCACTGGCGAGCCCTACCTGGTTGGCTTGGCCGTCACCGATAACCCGGCATCGCTGGGAACGCAGATGCTTCAGTTCAGCGCCAGCGCCGGCGATGCATCGCCGATTGCCAGCCGCAAGGCGCGCCGAGAGAACCTCTTCTCCGCGGCCGTGGAAACCGACCTCGACGGCTACGTCGAGCCGCCGGCAGACACAGGCCCATCACTGATGGAGCGCGTCTCGGCGCTGTTCAAAAAGCATGACGCCAAGACGAACCAAGGCTTCTCCGCATTCCGCACCGATCTCGAGCAGACGCTGGGGCTCTTCGTTCAGCGCCACGCGGCACTCGAGGCAGATATCGCCCAGCGCCCCACGGCCGAAGCCTTTTCGGAGCTGCAAACCGCGCACGAAGAGACGCGCACTAAGCTCGACGGGCTGTTCAACACGCTCGACAACACTCCCGACCAACCGCTCCGCTCGCTCGCTCTCGGCGGCAACGGCGGTACCGAACTGACTGACTGCTAAGGACCGCCACACCATGCGCAACGATACTCGCGTCGCCTTCAACCGCCTGACCGCCCATCTGGCCCAGCTGTCCGGCGTCAACTCCGCGACGGAATCCTTCGCGGTCGAGCCCAGCGTCCAGCAGACGCTGGAAACCCGAATCCAGGAATCGAGCGAATTCCTCAGCCTGATCAACGTGATCGGCGTCGACGAGCTCAAGGGCGAAAAGCTCGGCCTCGGCGTCACCGGCCCGATTGCCGGTCGTACCGATGTTTCGGCCAAGGACCGCTCGCCGCGCGACGTCACCGCACTGAACGCGAACACGTATGAGTGTGTGTCCACCGAGTTCGACACGGCCATTCCCTGGGGCAAGCTCGACGCCTGGTCGCGCTTCCAGGATTTCCAGACTCGCGTTCGTAACGTGATCCTGCGGCAGCAAGCGCTGGACCGCATCATGATCGGATTCAACGGCACGAAAGCCGCCGTCGAGACCGATCGCACTGCCAACCCGCTGCTACAGGACGTCAATAAGGGCTGGCTGCAGCAGTACCGCGATCACGCCCCGCAGCGCGTCATGACCACCGGCGAGGCGACGCCAGGTCAAATCGTCATCGATCCCACCGAGACGAAAGACGCCGAAGGCAAAGTGACCGGGATCGTTGGCGACTACGCCAACCTCGACGCCCTCGTCATGGACGCAGTCAACGAGATGATCGATCCGTGGTTCCGTGAATCCACCGACCTGGTGGTGATCATGGGCCGCAAGCTGCTCGCCGATAAGTACTTCCCGCTGGTCAACAAGAGTCAGCCGCCGAGCGAACAGCGCGCGCTGGACCTGATCATCAGCCAGGAGCGCGTGGGTGGCCTGCAAGCCGTGCGCGCCCCGTTCGTGCCCGATGGGACGATCTTCATCACCGCGCTGAGCAATCTGTCGCTCTACTGGCAGAACGGGAGCCGTCGCCGCTACCTGCGCGACAAGCCGGAGCGCAAGCGAGTCGAGAACTACGAAAGCTCGAACGATGCCTACGTCGTCGAAGACTACGGCTTCGGTTGCGTGATCGAGAACATCGACACCACCAAGGCGTAAGGGGAAGCCATGACCAGCCCAGCCCGCCGGCACTTCCAACGTGTCACCGCCGCTCAGTCGGCCGGTGGCGCGGAGGCCGGACAACAGCAGAGCGGCGATCAGTACGAACTGATGATGGCCGCGCTCTACGACGCCCGCCTGTCGCTGAAAAAGGTGAAGTCCACCGAGGCCAAGGTCGCGATGAAGCGCGAGCTGCTGCCGCAGTTCGAAGCCTACATCGCGGGCGTTCTCGAAGCCGGCAACGGCGCGCGCGACGAAATCGTAACCACCGTCATGATCTGGCGACTCGACGTCGGCGACCTTGAAGGCGCGCTGGCGATTGCCCGCTACGCCATCGAGCACGATCTCGACACGCCGGATCGGTTCGAGCGCGACACGCCGAGCTTAATCACCGAGCAGCTCGCCGAAGAGGTCTTGAGCCAGATCGAGAGCGTCAACGACGAGACACGCCAGCAGCTCGGTACGCGCCTCGCGGCGATCATGTCCGACGCCCGCGATCTCATCGATGGCGTCGACATGCACGACCAGATCACGGCCAAGTTTCACAAGGCGTATGGCTACGCACTGCGCGACGCCGGTTGCCCTGGTGCCGCCGTCGAGCAGCTGAAACGCGCGCTGGAGTTGAACGACCGTGTAGGCGTGAAGCGAGACATCGAGAACCTCGAGCGCCAGATCAAGAAGAACGCGAGCGGTCAGCCGAGCGTCTGACGCTGCAACCGAGTCGCACGCCGACGGCCGGGAGGCATCGGGGGGAGATCCGGGCCATGTGCCCCATATCGTCGATCCCCGATCCACCTCCCTTTTTTGAACGGAACGCGCCATGTCTCTAGTCGCCCACGGCGGCAGCAATACCCAGCCCGCCACATCGCCGCCGATCACGAACAACGGATTCTGGCCCGACATCGAGCCCGGCATCTTTCGCGACCGGCACCGTATCGACACCACCATAACCAACGGCCGCGTGGAGCATGCGCTCGGCACTTCCATGCGCGATATCAACCGGCAGCTCGCCGACTTCCAGGCCCGGCAACGTGACGCGGGCATCCTCGCCGCCAACGCGGTACCGGCCGAACCATGGCAGATCCCCGGTCACACGACCGAGCTCTACCAGCAGGCGGTGTTTTCCGAAGCACATGCACGGATTCTCGAAAGCTACCGGAACTACAGCGCGACGCGCGAAGGCGACGAGCGCGGCGAGATCAAAGACGAAGCGGCGGAGGATTACCGGCGGGACGCCCGCTGGGCGGTCTCCGAGATCATCGGCGAGCCACACACCACGGTGGAACTGATCTGATGCCCCGCATCGTCTACGCCCATCAGTACGACACCGTCGACGCAATCTGTCAGCGCGTATACGGCCGCACGGCGGGCGTAACCGAGCAGCTGCTCGAGCAGAATCCGGGCCTGGCTGACCTGGGGCCGATGCTTCCCCAGGGCACCGCGATCACGCTGCCGGATGTCGTCCAACAGCCTCAGCGCTCGACCGTCGTTCAGCTCTGGGACTGATGCCATGACCGCGAGACTACGCCAACCACGCAAACAGCCCGACCCGGTAGTCGTGCTGATCACTCTTCTGATAGCTCACGCAGGAACGGCCATGGCCCAGCAATTAAACATCACCACCGAAGCCATCAAGTCGACGCCACCCGCGATCGTCACGCTCCTGCATGCCGGGGGCATGACGCCCAGCGATTGGATCACCGTGCTCACGCTCGCGTATCTCGCCCTGCAGATCGGGCTGATCGTGCCCAAGTACATCGAGAAGCTGCGCGGCTGGCTGGATAGGGAGAAGTCATGAAGAACTGGACTCGTTGGCTCGGCGGCGCGGCAGGCGGCGCAACACTCGCGCTGTCCCTCTCGGTTAGCGTAGTCAAACATTACGAAGGCACCGAGCTGGAGAGCTACCCGGACCCGGTCGGGATTCCGACGATCTGCACCGGCCACACCGGGCCGACGGTCAAGCTCCACCAGACCAAGACACCCGAAGAGTGCGAAGCGCTGCTCGCCGGTGATCTCGGTACCGCCTTCGATGCCATCAATCGAAACGTGACGCCGGCGGTCAATGCCACCATGCCGCCAACGCGGCGCGCGGGGATAGCCAGCTTCATCTTCAACGTCGGCGAAGGCGCGTTTCGTCGCTCGACCCTGCTCGAGCTGCTCAATGCCGGCCAGCCTAGGGCGGCTTGCGATCAGCTCTCCCGATGGGTCTACGCCCAGGGCAAGAAGCTCGCCGGACTCGTCAAACGTCGAGCCGCCGAGCGCGAGCTCTGCCTCGCGGGTCTCGAATGAAACTCCGCATCGTGATTGTCGCTATCGCGCTCGCCATCGCCGCCGGTGGCGGGTGGATCTCTCGGGGCTGGTTCGAAGACGCCCAGCGACTGACCGAAGAGCGCGCCGCGCGTCTGGTCGTCGATGCCGCGATGGCACGCGAAGCGGATATCGCCGGCGTGGTCGAGGACCGCCTGGCAGAACTCGACGCGAACGAGCGCATCATCGACAGAGGGATCATCCGTGAAATTCAGCAGCCGATTTACCGCAACGTGTGCCTTGGCGATAACGCTGTGCGCTTGCTCAACGACGCCGCAGCCGGCAGAGCCCCCGACACAACAGAACCTCAAGCGCAAATGCCCGCCGACACTGCCGCCGCTGAATGACGGCACCGGCGGGGAAATCACACTCACGATGAACGCCTGGGCGTGGCAGTACCACGACTGCGCCACGCGTCATAACGGTCTGGTGGACGCCCTCGATGCGCAAACTGACTAGCCTTCGCCAACATCTGCTGACCAGCGTGCCGGGACTCGCCCACGACCCGGATCGGCTGCGCACCTACGTTCCCGACGGCAACATCAAATTCCACCGCGGGGCGAACCTCTCTCATGAATACCGCGTCACCGCCGAGGTGATCGTCATTGGTATCGGCGGCGACCTCGATCCCGTCGTGCTGCCACTTCTCCAGTGGCTCGCCCGCTATCAGCCGGATACCGATCCCGAGCAGGCGCTACGATTCACGCTCGAGATACACTCGAATACCGACATCGACGCCATTTTCAGCGTCGAGCTGACCGAGCGCGTCGTTGCCCAGGTCGACTGCGCCGCCGGCGCGATCCGCAGCGAGCACCGAATGCCCGAGTATGCAGCGGATGACTGCCCCGCCGAGCGCTGGCAACTGTTTGTTCGTGAGGATCCGGCGGCGGACTACCGGCTCGCCGCCGAGTGGGGCAGCGCATGAGCGATGACGCGGTGACCCAGCTCGACGAATGGGTCGAGCCCCTGCTCGACAAGCTCGAGCCGGCCGAGCGAAAGAAGCTCGCCCGCGAGATCGGGACCGCCCTGCGCAAGCGCCAGCAACAGCGCATCCGCAAACAGAAGAACCCCGACGGCACCCCCTACCCCGCACGTGTCGGCAAGAAGAAACGCCGGCGCGCGCGTAAGCGTCTGCGCTTCATCTACGAGAAACCCGGACACGAGGCGGAAGAGCGCGAGATCGTGAACTGGTTTTCCACGCCCGAGACGTATTTTGGGTTCGACCAGCGCCACGCCGGCGCCCTGCGCACATTCAAGAAACGCCGCGTCGTGCGCGTGATCGAGATCGATCTAACCCCCGTCGCCGATCCACGCAAGAAACGCGGCAGCTCGAACGAAGCGATGTTCGAGAAGCTGCGCAACGCGCGCTATCTCAAGATGAAGGCGTCAGCGGATCAAGTCTCGCTAGGCTACGAGGGCCGAATCGCTCATATCGCCCGCATCCATCAGGAGGGCAAGCGGGCACCGGTGAACGCCCACCTTGAGTACGACTACCCCGAGCGCAAGCTACTCGGCGCCACACCGGACGACATCGAGATGATCCACGACATGCTGGTACGACACCTCGGATCCGATATGTATGGCTAGGCCGTTGTAGATTCGGGATCTACAACGCCGCTCGCTTCCGCCGATCCCAACAGCGCGCAACCATCGCGGCATGAACAACGCCGCCGAACTACTCCGCCTGATTCACAACCTGATCCGCCTCGGTACCATCGCCGAGGTCGATCACGCGGCTGCGCGTGTCAGAGTCCGGTCGGGCGACATGCTGACCACATGGCTGCAGTGGCTGACGCTGCGCGCCGGTACCACCCTCGACTGGGATCCGCCGACCGTCGGCGAGCAGGTCATCCTGTTTTCTCCCGGTGGGGATCCTGCCTCGGGCGTCGTACTCACCGGCCTATTCAGCACCGCTCACCCCGCACCGGCCGATGCCGCCAATCTCTGGCGCCGAGTGTGTCCGGATGGCGCCGTGCTCGAGTACGACCACAAAGCAAGCCACCTGCGTGCCACGCTTCCCGGATCCGCCTCGATCGACGCCAAGGCCGACGTCACCGTGAACACCGCCGCCGCTCTAACCGCCACGGCCAGTGCCGGCGCAACGATCAATGCCAATACCGTCATCAATGGCAACCTCACGCTGAACGGCAACTTCAGCCAGCCCAGCGGCAAAACGGCCACGATGGCCGGCGATGTCGCGTTCAAGGGAGCCGTGACCAGCAACGGCAAAGACATCAGCTCGAGCCACACGCATGACGGCGTACAGCGCGGCGGCGACAAAACCGAGGGTGTCAGCTGATGGGCGGCATGAGTCGCGGCAACGGTACCGCCCTGAATGGCATCGATCACATCCGTCAGTCCATCGCCGACATCCTGACGACGCCCATCGGCTCCCGCGTCATGCGCCGTGACTACGGCTCGCTCCTGCCCAGCATGATCGACCAGCCACTGAATGACGCCACGCTACTGCAAGCCTACAGCGCCTCGGTGATGGCGATTCTGCGCTGGGAGCCGCGCGTCCGCGTCACCGCGATTCGCAAGAGCGTCAGCACCACCGAGCCGGGCCGAGTTACCTTCGAGATCGACGGCGTCACCGACGATGACAACGTCGTCGCCCTGAGTATTCCCCTATCGGAGCGCGCCTCATGAGTGGCGGTTTTACAGCGGTCGATCTCTCTCGCCTGCCGGCACCGGATGTCGTCGAGGCAATCGAGTTCGAGACTATATTCGACGCCATGCTCGCCGACCTGCGCGAACGCGATCCGAGCTTTGACGTTACCGTCGAATCCGACCCCGCTTACAAAGTCCTGCAGGTCGCGGCCTACCGGGAAATGCTGCTTCGCCAGCGCATCAACGAAGCGGCCAAGGGTGTCATGCTCGCCTACGCCATCGGCGCGGATCTCGACCAACTTGGCGCGCTCTACGGTGTCGAGCGTCAGACACTGAGCGAAGGCAATCCCAATGCCATACCGCCGGTCGAACCGACGTTCGAGACCGACGCCGACTTTCGCCGCCGTATTCAGCTCTCGCTCGAAGGGTTCAGTACGGCAGGCCCCGAGGGCGCCTACGTGTTTCACGCGCTGTCGGCCGATGGTGCGGTGCTCGATGCCAGCGCGACAAGCCCATCGCCCGGCGAGGTGGTCGTCACCGTGCTTTCCCGCAACGACAACGGCAACGCGCCAGCGTCACTGCTCGATGTCGTCGACGCGACACTATCCGCCGAGGACGTCCGCCCGCTCACCGACCACGTCACCGTCCAGTCGGCCGAGATCATCGAATACGCCATCGATGCAACGCTCTATTTCTACGCCGGGCCGGATCGCGAAGTCGTCATGCGCCAGGCCCAGGAACAGGCCGCAACGTACGCCGAGCAACAGCACCGCCTAGGGCTCGACGTCACGCTGTCCGGCCTCTACGCCGCGCTCCATCAGCCCGGCGTCCAAAGCGTTGAGCTCGCCGAGCCGGCGGCCAGTATCGTCGTCGACCGCACCCAGGCGACCTACTGCACGGCCATAGACCTGACCGATGGGGGCCTCGATGAGTGATTCAGACGCCCGAGGCCGCGCTGTCAGCCTGCTGCCACCCAACGCCACCACCGCCGAGCGCGCCCTCGAAGCGACCACGGCAACGGCGGCTGATCTGCCGGTGCCGCTGCGCTCGCTCTGGAACCCGGATACCTGCCCCGCCGATCTGCTGCCTTGGCTCGCCTGGGCAATGTCGCTGGATTCCTGGCAACCGTACTGGCCGGAACGCATCAAGCGTCAACGGATCCGCGATGCGATCGAGATCCAGCGCCGGAAGGGGACGGCCAAGAGCGTCCGGGACGTCGTCCGCTCGTTTGGCTCGAGCCTGACGATCCGCGAATGGTGGCAGCGCGCCACGCCCGGCGAACCGCACACCTTCGACGTCACCCTCTCGCTCGGTGCCGACGTCCCGAACACAGCCGAATACCAGCAGGACATCGTCGACGAAATAAGCCGGACGAAGCCGGTCCGCAGCCACTTCACCTTCACCGCCGGGCTGAATGCCACCGCCGGCGTCGGCATCGTCGCCGTCGCCCGCCCCTACATCTACCGCCGCCTGACGGCCACAGCAGACTGACGGAGAGCCCATGGCGATTCGATTCATCGTCACCGACGCCGGCCGCGCGGCGCTGACCAACGACGACAACACCGGCACCGGCGCGCGCCAGATCGCCGAGATCGGCCTCGGTCGCGGCCAGTATCAAGCCAGCGACCGAACCCGCACCGACCTCGTCGATCCGATCAAGCGCGTCGACACCATCGCCGGTGAAACCGTCGCGCCCGATATCATTCACGTCACCCTGCAGGATGAGACCAGCGACACCTACAGCGTCGGCGAGATCGGCCTATTCCTCGATAACGGCGTGTTCTTCGCCTATTTCAGCCAGCCCGACGACTGGATCATCGAGAAGGCCGCACCCGCGACGCTGCTGCTCGCCACGGATATCGAGATTGCGGATATCGACGTCTCGTCGCTCACGTTCGGCGACGCTGCCTTCCTCAACCCACCCGCGTCCGAAACCGTTCAAGGCGTGATCGAGATAGCCACCCAGGATGAAGTGGACGCCGGTACTGACCGCCATCGCGCCATCGTCCCACGCACTTTGAAAGTGTTCATCGATAAAGTGTTGGCCGCCTACGCCACGGTGAAACAGCTCACCGACCATGCAGCCAGCCGCGATCATCCGGCGGCCAACACTAACAATCAGGGCATGGTCGAGCTGGCCACCTCCGCCGAAACCAGGGACGGCGCTGACAACACTCGAGCCGTCACGCCTGCAGGCAACAAAGTCGCGCTCGATGCCCACCGAACGGAAACCGGCGCGCACGCGGCGGACCGGATCTCGCTCGGTGCGCTCGCCACGCTCGGCGACCCGAAGACCGTGCAGGCCGCGTTTGCGGCGCTGGGCTCGGCCGCGCTCAAGGATGAAGCCTATTTTCGGAGCGCCAGCAATCTCAATGCTGGCACCGTGCCAAAAGCGAGGCTTTCAGGCAGCTACGACATCAACGTCTCGGGAAGCGCTGGCGACGCCTCCAAGGTCGGTGGCCAGCCGCTGTCGGCACTGGTTCGCAATAACGTCGACGCTATGCAGTCCCTAGGTGGTCCGCTGACGGTCAGCACCGGCGGCCACTTCGATGACGGCAACGATTACGGCATCAGGGTGATGGCGTTCGAACCGTCGCTGTTGCTATTCGATAAATCGACGAACTCCGGCATGGGCGCGCTGTTCTACAACGGCGGCGGCATGGCCATTAAAATCGACGCCGATGGCGGAAATGCCGACGATGTCAGCGGATGCGTAACCGCGTTCGAATTCAAAGAAACGTATTGCCGCGCCTTTAAATCATTGGGTGTCGGGGGCGCAATTCCTGGTAATGATTTCGAGAACGGCGGCGCTATCGCACTAGTCGACAACGATTCTGGCATCCGTGGTGTCGGTGACGGCCAAGTCGAGATTTGGGCAAACAACGAGCGACAATTGGTCGCGACGAAGTCGACTATACGGATCGATAATCAGTTAGCTGTTTCAAATGTATTAACAGCAGATGCCGCCGGTGGGGTGAGATTGGTTAGCGGCCTGGAAATGACAAACCACGATATAACGGGCGTCAATAAGATCGTCATCAACGACGATGGCTTCGGCGAGGGATTCATGCTGCCCAACTGGGAGTTTTCAGAAAGCGGCGGTTCAGCATGGGTTAGAGACAGTAAAAACAGTCACATCGTGATGGAGTTTGCGCCTAATCACGTTCGTATCGTCGATGGCTTGGCAGTTGGCACTGGCGTCGACACCAGTAAGTCGTTTTGGAATGGCACGGGAATCGCGCTGGGCGACACCGACTCAGGCATTCGAGGAAGCGGTGACGGCCAAATAGAGATATGGGCAAACAATGATCGCCAGGCTTATTTCACATCAGATCTAGCGGTGATTTATCCCGAGCTGGTCGTTGCCAGCGGCCGACTGCGTCTTGGCTCCGGCGGTAGTACTAACTGGGACGGCATCGTTTACGACGAGGGTGCCAACACACTGGCGTTCTACGCCGACCAGGAACCCGGCAAGGACACGCCGCGCGTACTGCTCGGCCCTGGCTGGGTCGAAGCCGGCGGCGATCGTCTACTCAAAGAGAGGGACTACGACGCTACAAAAATAACCAATGGTGGAGCGCGACTTTCCGTCTCGAGTAGTGGCAACGTCGATTATCACGACGGCAGCGACTATCGGTTCCGTATCCGGCCGGACGGCCGTATTGATCGCGCTGATGGTGGTATCGACGCCGGCTTGCTAAATCAATCGCTTGGCGGAGTTGGCACATACGCTTTTTTCATGGCCGACGGCTCGCCCGGCGATGGTTCGGTATCACCGGGGGACACATTTTCCGGTAGTAATCTGCGTTACGCCGGCGCTGATGCGGCTACAAATCAACGCCCTAGCGGTACGTGGCGTTTAATGGGGTATATCCACGACGCCGATAATGACGGCAACAACTCGATTTCCCTGTTTCTGAGGATCTCCTAATGAGCGACGCAGTTATCGACGCGGTCGTGCCAGTCGTAACTACACCGGCATGGCGCAACCCGGTGCGCAATGTCGATAGCACTATCGACTGCGAGATCGAGCACCCTTCGCACGGCTGGATACCGTTTACAGCCTCGGCAGAAGACGCCGAAGCACTCGGTCAGCAGATCCATGCCGCGATCATTGCCTCGGGTCAGGAGATCCCACCGCGAGTAATACCGCTCGCGGTTATGGCAAGGCGTAAGCGATCCGAGATCGAAGCCGCACTTTCAGCCGCACTCGCCGCGGGCATGCCCTACCCCCTGCCTGGCGACACGGATGACGTGATCCAGACCCGCCCCGATCAGGACGAAGCGAACCTGCTCGGCCTGGCAATCGAAGCGCGGGATCTGCGCACCGCCGGTGAGACCGGCGCGGTGATGTCGCTGCGCGCGAAATCGAACACCGTCTACGCGCTCACGCCGGAGCAGATGATCGCACTCACCGACGCTGCGAAAGAGTTCAAGCAAGCGCTGCTGGCAAAGAGCTGGCAGCTCAAGGACGCGGTCACCGCAGCCGAGGCGGCAGGTGATCGCACCGCTCTCGAAGCGATCACCTGGAACACCGACACCACCATCGAGGAACTCGCATGAACCGAACCAACTGGCAGCACGCACTGATCGGCGCAGTCATGATGCTGGTCGCCTGGGCGATCCTCGCCCTATTCGATATCCCCGGCGCCGCGCTGATAGCCTTCGCGATTCCCGTTGTCTGGTTTCTCGCCCGCGAGTGCACCTCTCACGAGTACCGGCTCGGCGTCGCGCGTGGCTGGCGTTGGGGAAAGAAGCTGCCCGTCCGGTGGTGGGAGGGAATGGCACGGAGCTGGACGCGTGATTCGATGCTCGACTGGATGACTCCCGCGCTCGTTTGCCTGCTGCTGCTCTACGCCATACAGATCGGAGTCGATGTCTTTCTGACATAGTCCATCTGAGCCCAAGTCATCCAGATAAGCCCGCCGCGTGCGGGCTTTTTTCTCAGTAGCCGCGAGCAGCCAGGACACGATAGCAATCGGCCAGCAATCTCCTCATCTGAGCGATGAACACCGCGACCACCGAAACGAATGCCCATAGCGGCATGGCCTCTGTAGTAAAGCCGGCAGCCAGCGTTGCGGGCACCAGTAGTCCCAATAATGCGGCCTGCATCAGCTGTTGATGCTCATAAACGAGCCACGTCATCAGGCCCATCACGGACACCAACCACGTCGGCCAACGTTCAATCGGCGGGACAATGCGGACGAGACGAGTACGGATTCGTTGCAAATTTTTCATCGGATGTTCCTCGGTAGTGGGGTTGCCCCACCACCGTACCCCCGCCGCCGCGCCCCGCTGCGACGCTTGCCGCCCATTTTGGGAGCAAATTCACACCAATCGTAAAAAGTTGCCGCCACCTACCCCGCGTTGTAGATCACCGATCTACAACGCCCACCGCTAGAGCTCCGTCGCCGGCCGCGCAAGCATGGCCGCACGCATGCATCGAACCACCACCTGCGCAGGAGCTCGCCCATGGCGACCGATTACCATCACGGCGTTCGCGTCGTCGAGATCAACGAAGGCACCCGCCCGATACGCACCGTTTCCACGGCGGTGATCGGCATGGTCGCCACAGCGGACGACGCCGATCCCGATCAATTCCCGCTGAATACCCCGGTGCTCGTCACCGATCCCTATACCGCCATGGGCAAGGCTGGCGACACCGGCACTCTGGCTCGCTCGCTGGATGCCATCGTCGATCAAGCTAAACCGGTATCCGTCATAGTTCGCGTCGCCGAGGGCGAGACAGCCGACGAGACCAAAGCCAACATCATCGGCAACGTCGAGGGCACCGGCCAGAAGACCGGCATCCAGGCGCTGCTGGCAGCGCAGGCGAAGTTCGGCATCAAGCCGCGCATCCTGGGCGTGCCGGAACTCGACGACGAGGATGTCGGCGCCGCGCTGATCAGTCTCGCCCAGAAGCTGCGCGCCTTCGCCTATCTCTCCGCCTACGGCTGCACCTCAGTCGAAGAAGCGACGATGTACCGCCAGACCTACGGCGCTCGCGAGGCGATGGTGATCTGGCCGGACTTCACCGGCTTCGATGTCAACGCTGCCCAAACTCGCAACCTCTCCGCCGTCGCCCGGGCAATGGGCCTGCGCGCCAAGATCGACGAACAAACCGGGTGGCACAAGACGTTGAGCAACGTCGCCGTCAACGGCGTCACCGGGCTGTCGCACGACATCTACTGGGATCTGCAGGATCCGGCGACCGATGCCGGCGTGCTGAACGCCGCCGATGTCACCACGCTGATCAACCGCGACGGTTTCCGTTTCTGGGGCTCGCGTACCTGCTCAGACGATCCGCTGTTCGCGTTCGAGAACTACACCCGCACCGCTCAGGTACTCGCGGACACCATGGCCGAGGCCCACCTCTGGGCGATCGACAAGCCCATGCACCCGACTCTGGCGCGCGACATCATCGAAGGCATCAACGCCAAGATGCGCGAGCTGACTCGTCAAGGCTATCTGCTCGGCGGTAGCGCCTGGTTCGACAGCGAGATCAACACCACCGACGTCCTCAAGAGCGGCAAGTTGTACATCGACTACGACTACACGCCAGTTCCGCCGCTCGAAAACCTCATGCTGCAGCAGCGAATCAGCGACCAGTACCTGGTCGACTTCGCCGCGCGCGTCGCCGCCTGAACTGACTAGAGAGTAGGAGCCCGAAAACATGTCACTCCCCAACATCCTCAAGGACTTCAACCTGTTCGGCGACGGCAACAACTGGCAGGGCAAGATTCCCTCGCTGACGCTGCCCGAACTCGCCCGCCGCATGGTCGAGTACGAAGGCGGCGGCATGGATGGCCCCATCGAAGTCGATCAGGGCATGCAGCTCATGACGATGGAGTGGACCGCCGGCGGCCTGATCGTCGATGGCCTGTTCGACTCTTTCGGCTCCCCGGTTCACGACGCCGCCATGCTGCGCATGAACGGGAGCTACGAAAGCGATGAAACCGGCCAAGTCGTCCCGGTCGAAGTCATCGTGCGCGGCCGCCACAAGACCATCGGCATGGGCGAAGGCAGCAAAGGCGATAACAACACCATGTCGATCACCACGACCATCAGTTACTACAAGCTGACCGTCGACGGGGAAGACATCATCGAGCGCGACGTGCCTGGCTTCATCTTCAAGGTGCGCGGCGAGGATCGTCTCGAGAAGCGGCGAAAGGCGCTCGGCCTGTAATTCATGCACTACGTCCATCCGGATCGAATACCGCCACCCCCGCCGGGGTGGTACGACATCGCCAGTAGAGAGAAGACCATGACCGAACAAACCGCAGCCGTTGAAAGCACTGAAGCCACCGCCGTCAACTCGACAAAGTCCGACAGCGAAACCGTCATCACGCTGGACTACCCAATCAAGCGCGGCAGCAAGAGTGTCAGCGAGATCACCGTGCGCAAGCCGAAGTCCGGCGCCCTGCGTGGTGTCTCGCTGACCGAAGTGCTGCAGATGGAAGTGACGGCGCTGACCAAGGTGCTGCCGCGCATCACCGAACCATCGCTTTCCGAAGCAGAACTGCGCGATATAGATCCCGCTGACCTCTTCCAGTTGGGCGGTGCCGTCACCGGTTTTTTGCTGCCTCGGAAGTTCCGCGAAACGAACGACTGACGCTACCCAATCACGTCGAGGATGCCATGGCCGATCTCGCCATGGTGTTCCACTGGACCCCGAGCGACATGGACGCCATGTCGCTCGAAGAACTGACCGAGTGGCGAGAGCGCGCCCGCCTCCGTCACGACCCCCCGAAGAAAGCCCCGACCCGATAGGACGCCCCGATGGCCGGAAACCTGAAGCTCGACGTCCTCCTCCGCGCCATCGACAAGGCGACCGGCCCACTCAAGAAGATTACCCAGGGCAGCGGCGAAACTGCCGAGGCACTGAAGGCCAGCCGTGAGCAGCTGAAGACGCTGGAGCGCGCGCAGAAAGACATGCGCGGATTCCGTCAGCTCAAGGAGCAATCCCGCGAGAGCGCCCGCGCGCTGCAGCAGCAACAGGACGAGATCCGAGACCTATCGCGTCGCATGAACGAAGCCGGCGCGGATACCGCCGCGCTCGGCCGCGAACGCAAGGCCGCGATCCAGCAGGCACGCAAGCTCTCCGAACGATACGAAGACGAGCAGCGCAAGCTGCGTGACCTGCGCTCGAGCATGACCCGCGTTGAAGGTGTGACCGGCAGCTACGCCGACCAGCAGCGTGAGCTACAGCGGCGGATTCGCAGCACCAACGAAGAAATCGAGAAGCAGCAGCACGGGCTGCGCGAAGTCGCGCGCCGGCAGAAGGCGGCCGCCGATGCGGCGAAGAAGTATCACCGCACCATCGGCCGCGCCAACAACATGACCGGCGCGGGCATGACCGGCGTCGCCGCCGGTGGTGGTGGCGTCTTCGCGCTGACTAACCAAGCGTTTTCCGCCGAGATGTCCGGCGCCCGACTGGCCTCGCAATTTGGCGAAGACACGGATCGGGGCGTGGTCTATCAGGACGTCATCGCCGACGTCTACGGCACCGGACGCGGTGCCGACATGCAACAGATCACCGACGCGGTCGCCGCCGTCGGTGCTGCCTTCGGCTCGCTGGATGACATCAGCCAGGAAAACCTGACCGATCTCACCAAGCGCGCGTTGACGCTCTCCGACGTGTTCGGTACCGACGTCGCCGAATCGGTGCAGACCGCCCAGATCATGGTGAAGAACGGGCTAGCGAAAGATGCCAATGCCGCCATGGATCTGATCGGCGCCGGCTTCCAGCGTGTCTCCGTCGAGATGCGCGACGAGCTGCCAGAGATCCTGCACGAGTACTCGACCAACTTCCGCGCGCTCGGCTTCGACGGTAAGCAGGCAATGGGTCTGCTCGTCGACGCCGCCGGTCAGGGCAAGTTCGCGCTCGACAAGACCGGTGACGCGCTCAAGGAGTTCACGATTCGTGGCTCCGACATGAGCAAGGCCAGCGTCTCGGCCTATGAATCGGTGGGCCTGAACGCCCAGGCCATGTCGGACGCCATCGCCAGCGGCGGGCCGACCGCGCGGGAAGCCCTGCAGCAAACCGCCAAGGCGATTTTCGCCATCGAGGATCCCGCTAAGCGCGCCAACACCGCCATCGCGCTATTCGGCACGCCCATCGAAGATCTCTCCGTCGACCAGATTCCCAAGTTCCTCGAGGGACTCACTGGCGCCGGCGAGGGGCTGGGCGATGTCACCGGCACGATCGACGAGATGGCGAAGACGCTCGGCGATAACGCAATGTCGGCGTTGAAGCGCGTCCAACGCGCGCTATCCGGTGAGCTGATGCGCGTGCTGCGCGATGTCCGCGACGACATCATCGCCGTCAGTGACGCCGTGGTGACGTGGATCAAGGCCAATCCCGAGTTGGTCTCGTGGCTGATCAAGATCACCGCCGCCATCGCTGCTGTGGTTGCCGTATCCGGCGCGCTGACGCTGGCGCTCGCCTCACTGCTGGGTCCGTTCGCCGCCACACGCTGGCTGCTTGAGATGGTCGGCCTGCGCGCCAAGGGTGCCGATTCGCTGTTAGGCAAACTCGCCAAGGGCGGCATCAAGCTGCTCGGCGGCGCGTTCAAATGGCTCGGCCGTATCGTCGCCGTGGTCGGCCGCGCCTTCCTGCTCAACCCGATCGGTCTCGCCGTCACAGCCATCGCCGGCGCCGCGTACCTGATCTATCGAAATTGGGACGGCATCGCCGCGTTCTTCGCCGATCGCTGGCGCGACGTCAAAGCCGCGTTCGATGACGGCGTAGGTGGCGTCATGCGCCTACTGATCAACTGGAATCCGCTCGGTCTCGTCTACAAGGGCGTGATCGGCATCTTGCGCAAGATGGGCGTAGAAGTGCCGGAAAGCATCGCCACCCTGGGCGACGCCATCGTCAACGGCCTCGGCGCGGCGTGGGAAGGCATAACCAGCCTCTGGGACTGGTTCAAGGATGCCCCGGGCAAAGCCATCGACTACGTGGTGAGCCTCGTCAGCGACTGGGATCTGATGGGCCAGCTTGAGCAGAAGTGGGACGAGGCCATCGCCTACCTCAAGTCGCTCCCCTCGCGCATGTGGAGCGCCGGCAAAGACGTTGCGGTCGGCCTCGGCGAAGGGATCAAGAGCGGCGCGTCAGCCGTCGCGGATCGCGCTGGCGACATGGCCGATGGCGCGATCAAGAAAGCGCGCGAGCTGCTCCGGATCAACTCGCCCTCGCGAGCGTTTCGGGAGATCGGCGGTTACACCGTGGAGGGATTCAATCAGGGGCTCGATCAGAAGCGCGAAGAGCCGGTGCGCCGCGTTGCCGAGATCGCCAAGCGCATGACCCAGGCAGGCGCCGGCATCGCCATCGGCGCCGCGTCACTCCCGGTTGCGGCCATGCCCGGCTTCAACGCGAATCACGATGTCGCGCTGGATACTCGCCCGCCCATCGCCGCACCGGCGAGCGGTGGCGTTCAGATCACCATCGGCGACATCAACGTGCACCCCGCGCCAGGCATGGACGAGCAGGCGCTTGCCCGCTACGTCGCCGCCGAGGTGCAGCGCGCGTTGGCCGCTGCGCAACGCGACGCCGCCGCGCGCACCCGCCGCAATCTCTATGACAACGACTGAGAGGGAGAGGGCTTACGGCTATCAAGAATCCCTACTACTGCGCTCACCATGGATATGACAAACCCAAGATAGAAGGCGCAGCCCAACACGGCATAGGAAAGGCGAAGACCAAAGTCGCCATTCAAGTTCGGCAGGCCACCCAGGAGAAGTTTACTGAAAATAAAGACTGCGGCCCCCGACAACGTCCATATAAAGCTCAGCCGGCCAGCAGAACTTCGAAAGGTGGATGCCAAAGCCGCAGCTAATAACATTAGAATTCCGCTGATGTCGAATTCGCGGAGACTCTCAAGAAAAGAGTCCACGGAATCAATAGCATCCAGCCACTTCATAGCTCCAGCAGCAACCACTAAAGCAATAATTATCGTCAAGAAAAAGGTGAAGTTATCATTCAACTCTTTCGCCACAACTTCCGTTTTTTTCAAGGTAAAACTCCATGATGATGGTTTATGGAATGTTCGTTTTCTCCTTATCGACCGCTGCCTACCAAGACTTCAAGCGCCAAACCCAATGGCGCCAGTCCAGCCTCTCGCGAATCGGCAAGCGGCCAGCGATGCAGTTCCTCGGCCCGGGCAGCGACACCATCACGCTGACCGGCGAGCTCTACCCCGAGTTCACTGGTGGTCAGTCGAATCTCGACCAACTGCGCGCGATGGGCGACCAGGGCGCGGCGTGGCCGCTGATCGAGGGAACCGGCCGCATGTATGGGCTCTACATCATCGACTCGATGGACGAAGGCAGCGACCGCCACTTCCGCGACGGTGCCGCGCAGCACATCACGTTTTCGCTATCGCTCTCCCGCATCGACGATGATCGCCGCGAACTGCTCGGAACCATCAGCGAGACCACATTCCGCGCCGTCACGCAGGCACTGGCATGAGCAGCGTCGGCAGACCGGCTCGCTCGCCGGATTACCGCCTTGCGATCAACGGCCAGCAGATCACCCCGCGCGTTCGCGGCCGGCTCCAGCGTCTCACGCTGACGGATCGCCGCGGCCTCGAGGCTGACCAGCTGGATTTGGTGCTTACCGACGATGATGGACAGCTCGCCCTGCCCCGCCGCGGCGTCGAGATTCACGTCGCCATCGGCTGGAGCGGCGAGCCGCTGACCCAGCGTGGCACCTTCATCGTCGATGAAGTCGAACACTCGGGCGCGCCTGACATGCTCTCGATCCGCGCCTCGAGCGCGAACCTGCGCGGCCAGTTCCCGGTGAAGCGAACGCAGAGCTGGCATCGCACCACGCTCGGCGACATCGTCACCACCATCTCCAAGCGCCACGATCTGAATCCCAGCATCGGCCAGGCGCTGCGCATCGTCGGCATCGCGCATATCGATCAGACCGACGAGAGCGATATCAACTTCCTGACCCGCCTGGCCGAACGTTACGACGCCATGACAACGGTGAAGGCGGGAAACCTGCTGTTCATTCCCGCCGGCCAGTCCACCACCGCAACGGGCCTTGAGATCCCACCGATCATCATTCGCCGGCAAGATGGCGACCAGCACCGCTACAGCGTGAGCGATCGAGACAGCTACTCGGGCGTCATCGCCAGCTGGTACGATACCGAAGGCGCCGAGAGGCGCGATGTCATCGCCGGGTCCGACGATAACCCCAAGCGCCTCCGTCCCATCTACGCCAGTTCAGAAGACGCCCTCGCCGCCGCAAAGTCGGAGTGGCAGCGCCTTAAACGGGGCACAGCCGAATTCACGCTCAACCTGGCCGAAGGTCGCGCCGACATCTATCCGGAAACGCCGGCGCGCTGCGTCGGCTGGAAGCGAGAGATCGAGGAAACCGAGTGGCTACTCGTTGAGGTGAGGCACGAGATCAACGATGGCGGCTACACCAACAGCCTCCAGTTAGAGACGAAGCCGTCTATCTGAGTCTGTTGCAAGCCTGATACGATCTACCGGATACTGTATTTTTAACCAGCATCCGGTATCACATAATGTCGGAAATATCCGAACACATCGCGCGCTGGCGCGAACGCCTGCTGGAGCGTGGCTGGATGGATTGGCCAGGGCACTCTCCCCCGACGCATGACTGGATCGAATACCACGTCGTGTGGAATGGTGAGATTTGGTCGGGTCGTTGCATGCTGAGCCATCATTTGTGGTCGGATGCCGGCATTCCGGGAACACACCGCTACCTGATTGGAAACGCATTCCCCAATGGCGTCACAGTACGGCTATGGCGCATGGCGCCGGGCTCTGACTGAGGATCGAATGACAACACGCATCATCGCAGCTCTACTGGCGGCGCTACTCCACGCCCCGGCCGCCGTCGCCGATTACGGCAGCGCCACGGTCAGCCAAGTCACTAGCATCTACGACGGCGATACTTTCCGCGCAGACATTGCCGGTTGGCCGGCGATCATTGGCGAGCGGGTACCGATCCGCGTGAAGGGCGTCGATGCGCCAGAAATCCGCGCTCACTGCGATAGCGAGAAGCGTCTCGCGCGCCAGGCAAAACAGTTCACCGTGGCGGCACTACGCGGCGCGGATCATATCGAGCTGGAAGAGTTGGAGCGGGGCAAATACTTCCGGATCGCCGCGCGAGTCATGATCGCCGGCGAGGATCTGGCGACCGAGTTAGTCGCGGCGGGATTGGGCCGCCCCTATCAGGGCGGCCATCGAGCAGGCTGGTGTGAATCAGTGCTTTAAAGTTACTTGGTATTTACAGGTCATTAGGACTAGCCAACAACCTAATACCAGACCACGCAGGCTCATCAGCGACATTCGCAACGCGCAAAACCATTAGCCTATCGTCGTTATCGATAAAATGCTGGAAGTGCTCCCTCAACTTCTTCGCATTTGTTCCAGTGGCTTTAAAAAACCACTGAGACTCGGTCGTCTCGATGGCACCAAAGTTATCTAGTTCATCATATAGCTTCTGGTAATCACGCCTTTTCACTAGGTCGTACGTTAAGCAGAAAAGTGGCATAACCAACTCTCTCTGTTGAAATTATGAATTGCGGCTAGATATCTGCCCTGTGTCCGACAGATACAAGAAGATCACCTCGAAATCACTCGCATACTCTCCCAGCTTTTCTTCATGTAGCTCTAACCAATTACCATCGCCCCGGCGCGGTATCACATCCCGTAGATGCTCTCGGAACTCTTCTGCACCCGCTCGACCACCATGAACCTGAAAGAACTCATAGCAGCATCGGTAAAACGTTTTGTCATTGTTAGGGCCACGAGTGTGCCAAGTACTCATGCGATACCAAGGTTCGAACGCTTCAGCCAGTGTGATAGCCATCGTTGGTGTCTCTTGTTGGATGTCGTTTGCCGGATTGCGCGCCCGCCGCACCACGACGCCCACGCAATCAAGCGAAGTCGCCGGCACCGCCTGCCCGCCGCCCATAGGTACGAGCCGCAGATATCCGCCGATCCGGTGTGAGTGGTAAGCGCGCATCTCGTCGCACTCATCGCAGGCGAGAACCACGTCGCCATATTCAGCGATGCGGTTCTCGTCACCGACCAGCACATCGCCCTCGATCAGCTCGCCATCGACACCCGCATCCGGCGCGACTTCCACCAGAAAGCTCGAGGCCGGTAGATCGCTCACCGGCATTTCCTGAATCGCTGGGTGGTCGGCACACTCCGCCACCGGCCCGAGATAAGTCACTTTCATGATTCGTAGGTGGGCTCTTTTCAGCGGAAGTTATCGACGAAAGCCTGACGCATTTCGTTGCTATCATTGTCAGCGACAAACGATTGCCAACGGCGTTTGTCGCTGAGCTGCGTAAAGTCGACGCTGTAGTAGTCCTCGACCGCGCCGCGCTCGAGCGAAATCGCCCGGGCTTCTCCCTCAACCAGGATCGCCATATCAAGGCTCTTGAGCGTGGGCATGTCGCGGAAAAGTCGTGCGGACTCAAGAGCGAAAATCTTGTTGACCTTGTCTCCCGCCTCGAAGTAGTCGGGGAGCACCTTTGGTGCATGAAAAACGATCTCACCATGTCCATTCTTGAAATCCACGTCTTCGAGAATCGAGGGCGAAAAAATCCGTTGGACGCCAGCGCGGAAGCTGTCAACTTGGGCGAACTGCGATTCAGCTGCGGCGGGCTCTACATAGACTGTTTGGCCGAGTGAAAGCGCGAAAAATGCGCAGATTAGTCCCGCGAATTTCAATAGACGCATAGTATCCCCTTGCGTAGTGGCGCGGCTCTTTGTCCGCTGCCAGCTATATATTATTGGCCGACAACCTTAGTCACGTAGTTAACAAAAGCACTACACACCACGAGCATGTACAGAGCTTCATCGTAACCGATCTCATCCTCGTCGAGCATGCCGTGGCGAATGCCATTAGGCTGAGACGAAAATCCATATATCTTGCTGTAAGCCGCACTCATCGTTGGTGGGATCGTTTTCTGTTTCTCGAGCTCTTTCAACAATTGGCCCAGCGTGCCAGCTTTATCTCCGGTGACAATCTTACAAAGGCTCTCCAATGAGAGAACGGACTCTTTCACAGAGTTGCGATAGTCGCGATCAGTCTTACTCGTCAAGTAATGCAAGGCAGACGCAAGGTGCTGACCAACTGGAGAGAACCTGTCTGTTTGAGCGACGCCCTGTTCAATCGCTTTAATTTCAGTATCAGAAGTGACCTGAACCAATACAGTGCCTACGAACCGAAAACCTGAATTTTCGCGCTCGAGCTTATTGTTAAAAATATCTTTTAAGGCTACAGCATACTTCTCGATATTTTTGCTCTTAAACTCACCAATTGTCAGCGACCTTCTTCCATTCCCAATGTTTGATTCGACCCAATTAACCACAAACTCAAGAATGTCGTAGACTTCATACCAAGGTGATTCCGAAAATGTCCTAAATAATTTTTTAGCCTCGCTGTCGTGAAATAAGTCAATATAATGCGTGGGAAGTTTCAGGTGCGACTCGTATAAGGCGAGATAAAAGCGTCGTAGATAGTAAGATTCTTCGATGGCATGACCGGCGCGTAGGTACGATAAGAAGCCCTGATCAAAAGCATTCCACAATGAGTTCCTGAGCGCCATATCCATATCGTCAACTTGGACAGGACATTCAGCGTTAATTCCTAATACCCGCTGAGAAAATTTGCTCATACGAATTTAGCCCCCACTTTTCAACTGATCTCACCCAGCCGCGTTCTCACGCGACCAAGCACCGCAACCTCTTGCATCCGATCGCGCGCGATCATTTCTGGTTGGTAGTGCGTGTTATCGCTGATCAGGTACATCGCGCCACCGGCCAACCGCTGCACCCGCTTGATGCGCAGTTCCCCGCTGACCCACACCAGAAACACACCGGCTTGGGCAAAGTTCGTGTCGTCCAGATTGACGAACGTCCAGTCGCCATCGAATAGCGTTGGCTCCATCGAGTCGCCCCGCACCCGCACGCCAGCCAGACGAGCACCGACAAGATCGAGTTGCGACAGCGTCTCGGCGTCGATTGTGAACGTGCCTACGACGTTCTCGGTATCGAGCGAGCGGCCGGCACCAGCAGCGCCCTCAACATCATAAAGTGGGACAGCCGTGCCAGGGGGTGTTCGCTCTACTTCGAGAAGAGACGAATCGTTTCGGCTTTCTCCACGCACTCCCGTCAACACATATTGGACATCGACTCCCGCTATTGAAGCAGCTTCCAAATACTCGGCTCGCGGGCTTCTCTCGCCACTTTCATAGCTCGCCTGTGCACGTTTGGACACTCCACAAGCGCGCGCAAACTCATCCTGAGAAAGCGAAATGCGCAGCCTTTCGTGCTTGAGGCGCTCATGGATGTGCACCATTGTTCAACTTCCCTTTGACAAATGCTCGTTTGGGCTTTAGTTTTCTCACCAATGCACAAACGTGCACAAAAGAACGGAAATGCACCCTTAGGGCGTGCTCCAACGGGTACACACAACTCCACAAGGGAGACTAACACATGAACGTGCATTCCCCGGTAACGCGATCACCAAACGGCTGCAGTTGCCAGGTCATGACTCAAATCACCCCAGAGGAGCGTGATCAGCTCAAAAAGGTGGCAGCGGGTGAAAGCCGTTCACTATCCGCGACCGTGCGACTGATGACACTGCGCGGTTTGGAGCAGTACCAGAAAAGCCGTTCCGAAGCCGTCTCCTGATTCGCACAAGGAATCGTCGCCATGTACCAGGACCCAAAGCGCGTTCGCAGCAACAAGTGCACCGTTTACCTCGACGAGTACGAGGCCGCGATCATCCAGGCCCACGCCAACTACAACGGCATTTCTCGGGCCGAAATGATGCGCCAGCTCATGTTGCAGCAGGCCCGCACGGCACTCGGTATCGACCCGGCGTCGCTGAATACCACGGTGCCAGTGAGCGCCGGTTGAAAGAAGCCGTACATCAACCGTCTTTCCACCGTGCAAAACGGAGCTTCCATGCCGGAACAGACCATCGAATTCGATGAGCAGACCGCGGCGGTACTGGATGCCGTGCGCGAGCGCGAAGGCTTGGAATCCAGACAACAAGCGGCCGAGTTCCTGCTGCGCACCAGCATTCGCGAGAGCAACGCCAGACTCACCGGCCGGGGGCGAGCCCTCTACCAAGTAACAGGAGAACGACATTGAGGATCTGTTGCCCCCACTGCGGCGAACGATTGATGACTCGCACCAGCCGGCGCCCGTCGCCCGTGCTGTACGAGGTTTACGCCCAGTGCGCCAACGAGGCGTGCGGCTGGGGCGGCAAGCTCTATATCGAGTTCGCGAAGACATTCCAGTTGAGCCGCGCGCCGGACGCGGGCGTCTCGATTCCCATGCCGCTGGCAGTGCGCCGCCAAACGCTGGACCAGCTCGCCGCGCTCAACGGCTGACCGTCAACACAACGCCCCGCCGGGCACATCTCAGGAAAGACACCATGACTATCGCAACGCTCCCCGCCGGCCGTCAGGCTCGGCGGCTCCCAAAACTCGACCCGAAAAACGCCGCGACGGGCTATCTCCTGCGCTACTGCCGGGGGCTGGACCGTCGCGCAGCGCTCGAGAACTGCACGCTCTTTTTGATGAGCGAGCTCGCCATGCCGGAAGCGAAAGCCGAGCTTTCCGCGATTCACGCCAGCGCTGAACTCGAGTCACTCAATCAAGTCGCGTGGATCGATCTCGAATCCAGCACCGAGCATGTCGTCGTGCTGCGCACCGCCGGCGGCACGCCGATCTCGTTCACCGTTGGCGATCTACTCGCCACCCGTGAACAGGCCCGGGACCGGGGCGCGCTGCGCATCGTTCGCCCGCGCCCCCAGCAGTAACGCACCGCCCACACGCCGAACGCGAGGTCTCACCATGGCAGCCGCGACCCACGCCGTAACCGCCGAGAAACAACGTCACCTGTCGGTCGTCCAGCCGGACGGCCGCGCGGGCTTTGGCGCCCTGCGCGCCGAGCTGCACGCCCGCACCGAGGACAAGGATCTGGCCGAGCTGTGGGCCGATCTGAAACTGGCCGAGCGTAAGGCAGTTGCCGGAAGCGCCGGTATGGAAGCGAAGGATGCACTGCGCAGCATCGAGAGCCTGGGCAAGCACGATCGCGACGCTATCCGCGCTGCGATTGGCCGCATGAGCCGCTACGCCCAGCGCCTACGCCAGCAGCTGGAAACCTCGGCCCAGCCGTCATGCCAGATGGCACGCAATGCGCGCCAGGCACTGCTCGAGGATGACCGTCAGGCCGCGCTTCACTGGCTCAATCTGATTGAGCAGGGGGCGCAGTGAGCAACCTCACGTATCGCGATGTCGCTTACTCGCTGACCGACGCTCGCTTGCAAATCATTCAGCTCGCGAAGCAGGTCGATGAAGACGGCGATTCAGCAGCAGCCGACGTCCTGAGAGACGAGCAACGCCGCTTGGCGTCTTTCATCCACCAGATGGAGGGTCGCATTCTCGCTGCGCTTTCCCCACAAGTAGGTGAGCGCCGATGAGTGCCGTTGAACAGTCCCTTCTGTTCGGAACAACCGATTGCCACAAATGGCGTAAGGCCATCTTTGACCGTCTGCCGTCGCTCGCGGAGAGCCTTGCAGAGACGTTCGTAGAGATAGCCCAAAAACACGGTAACGCCGCCGGTAACACGTGGTTGCGCCGCCATAAATCTCGCTTCATCGATCCGGACCGCGTGTTCGACCGTTTCGAGACGCTCGCCATGGACCTGCGTCGGACGTTTGCCGAGATCCGCCGCCAAGGCTCCCGCACAAGTGGCCTGCTGGCCGCGTGCGACTGGCTGGCCGATGTCGAGAAATGTCTGGTGATCAACACGCTCAACGCGACGCATGACGACGACGCGCTATGCGACTACGCGAAGGCGCAGGCCATGGGCGTCGAGGATGCGCGCAACAAGTTCATCGGCAACATCGCCAGCCATAATCGCCGGCTGCGTCTGGGCCTGCTGACACCGCCCCGCCGACTGTCTCGTATTGAGGGTGAAACGACCTCGGCACGCGTGCGCTACGTGGCGGACATGATCGCCCAATCTCGCAATGCACTAACCCCACCACCGCCCAGCATTCCCCTGCTGGCCGTTTTCCGATGGGAACGTGCGCCGATCATGAGCATCGCGGTTGCCGATGAGATGGCGCTGAAGCAGGCGCGTGAACGTGCTCGCCTGCATGGCATCACACCGCCCAGCCCGAAGATGAAGCGCGGTGCGCAGATCTCCCGTCTGGCCTGCCCGAACTGGTGGCGTCGGCAACTGCGCCGACTTGCCGGTCGCCGAATCGAGCAGGTAATGCGTGAGGCTCGCCGCGTGCATAAACGCGCCGGTATCTACTGCAGCAACCTGACCATTGCACGCCGTCGCTCTCAGAAGATCCGCACCCGCTCTCTGTTGGAGATGTTCGAGGCGACCAATCAGGACGGCCAGACCTACACCCTCGCCGAGCTGGCAGAGCTAGGCCTGGCGAACCCGGATCATCGACGTGCCGAGCTGATGCTGAGAATCAGCGATACCGAGGCCGAGGCCAATCGCCTTGGGCATGTTGGGCTGTTCTACACCATCACCACGCCGTCGCGGTTTCACCCAGTTCAGGAACACAGCTCGCGGCGCAATCCTAAGTACGACGGCAGCACACCTCGCGAGGCACAGCAGCATCTGCAAAAGCTGTGGGCCCAGGCCCGCGCCTCTCTGGCTCGCGATGGACTGTCGATCTACGGCATCCGCGTGGTCGAACCGCACCACGACGGTACCCCGCACTGGCATCTGCTTGTCTGGGCGAAGCCAGATCATGTTGAGGCCGTGACGGAGACGCTGCGCAGTTACGCCGAGGCAGAGTCGCCGGAAGAGCTGTCGGACCGCTTCGGTCAGAAAAACACAGCTCGATTCAAGCTGGAGATCATGGATCGGGAGAAAGGCACCGCCGCCGGCTACGTCGCCAAATACATCTCGAAAAACATCAACGGCGAGCAGTTCGCCCGCGATGGCGTCGATGGCGACCATCTCGACAACTACGGCCACGATCTCGCCGATGTGGCGCCTCGAATTGAGTCATGGGCCGCTTGTTGGGGCATCCGACAGTTTCAGTTCGTCGGCCTGCCGAGCGTCACGGTCTGGCGCGAGGTGCGCCGCCTCACCGAGAAGCAGCAGGACGAGCTGAAGGCGTGGGAGGAAGCCACCAAGCCCCGAGCCTCCATTGCCCGCGTGCTGCATCAGATTCGTGAAGCTGCCCTTGGCGGCCACTGGGATCAGTTTCTCCGCCTGATGGGCGGTCCGAACACGCCTCGCAAGGATCAACCGATCAAGCCTTGGAGCATTCCCGCTTTCCGCACTGGTGAGGAAGAGGACGATTTCAGCCACGGCACCGGCGAGGTGAAAAGTGGGTTCGTCGAGCGCGGCCGTTACGGCGACGAGATCAAAGTGCCCAAGGGCCTAGTCGTGAAGGATCACAAGGGCCGCACGGCGGAGTACCTCACCCGTTTGTATCGCTGGAGCGTCCGGCCCAAGCGCAACGCCGCGGGCGGGAGTTTTTCGGGAGGCGGCGAAGCCGCCGACCCTTGGACTTGTGTCACTAACTGTACGGATCCCGGCACGGGGGCCGGCCAAAGCCTCATCCCTCGGAGCCTGCTGACGCCGAAAGAACTCACCCCGGAGGAGTTGGAGGCCCAACTCCAACGCTATCGAGAGTGGCGCGCCAGCGAACACGTCCGCCAAGAGATGGACGACGTCGATCTCGAGCACCGAATGATCCAGGCCGCCGTCCGGCGGCACCCGAAACCCGCCCCGCCGGAGAGGCAGGGCGTCCCCGAGTATTTCCCCGAGGGAATCTGACAGGAGATCGAACAATGCAGACCCAACGAATGATCGACCGCGGCGCCCGTGACGCCGAACGCCAGCGCCTGCTGGGCCACGACGAATGGTGCCGTCGGTTCGCCCTGCGCATCCACCGCCAGACCGGAGTTACCAACGACATCGCCAGCCAGGCGGCCGATGCAGCCTGGAATGACGCCGAGAACGAACGTCGCGCTCACCCAGCCGGCGGGCAGCCGGAACCGGAAACGGCAGCCGACGACGAACTCACCCACTGGAATGACTGACATGGCTGATATCGAGAGCACCCCAGTCGCGGAAAAAACCAAGATCTGCGTGAGCTGTGGAGAGGACTTCCCCGCAGACCGTGAGTTCTTCTACGGCGACCGTCGCCAGCCGGATGGCCTGAGAAGCACCTGTAAAGGCTGCTACAGCGAGTTGCCGAGCGTGCAAAAGCGAATGAAGGAGCGCCCCCATGGCTGATGCAGCAGACAACGCCGGTGTCGTCATCGAGCGCCATCTTTCCAACGCACTCGCCCAGCACCAACTGCCGGTGACCTTCGCCAGCGCGATGGATATCGACTGCGAGGAATGCGGCACCGAGATCCCCGAGGCCCGCCGTCAGGCCGCGCCCTGGGCAACTACCTGCATCGACTGCCAGTCGATCCGAGAAGCAAGGGGCCGTCATGTCCGGTGAACGTATCAAGCGGCTGTCGAATACCGCAGCCCTGCTTATCTTCGCGCTCGCAATCGGCATTGCTCTTCAGGCCGAAATCGCGCTGGCGTCCCGCGTAATGCCACGTATCGAGGTGATCGAGATCCGTGCGACCGATCGCGCCGAGACGGCGGACATGACCATCAACGATCCGCGCCCGGCGATGCCGGGCCGGTATCAGTACTGAGAGGCCGGACGATGGCTGGCAACCACCACGCCCGCGCGGCGGGCATCCTCTGCCGCGACCCCGTGTTCCGGCTCTACCTCGATCGCCGCGCCCGGGCCAAATTCGGCGCGGATGTGCCGGACGGCACACACACCGATCAGGACGCCAGCGAGTGGATCCGGAAGGCTTGCCGAGTGACGAGCCGAGCGGAGATCGACACTAACCAGCAAGCGGCGGCCACGTTCCGACTGATTCAAAACCGATTCAACCGATGGCGAGCTCGCCGCCCCAAAGAACAAGGAGCCTCCTCATGATGAGACATCACCAGGCAGAGATTCTCTACGCATCGGACGTGGCACAGCTGATGGGCAAGTCGCAGCAGGCGGTGACCAACCTCATCAAGCGGGAGAGCGACGCACTGCCGCCAGGCAGGTTTAAGGTCGGTCGCCTTTGGGCATGGAAGCGGACGCGAGTGATGGAATGGCTCGAGAACTTGGATGCCGAAGAGGCGACAGCGCAGCAAGAACCGCGCCGCCGACCGGGGCGACCACGCTCTACCCCAGCTTCTCCGCAAGCGCTGAGGGGTTGAGGTGGGTATATCGCCGCAGCATCCGCAAATCCTTGTGACCAGTGATCGCGGCGACCTCCATGATGTTGAGCCCTTTCTCGAAAAATCGCGACGTCGCCTCGTGGCGCAGATCGTGAAACCGCAGCCCCTCAACCTCCGCCGCTTTACAGCTCTTCTCGAAATAGTGCGTGACCGTATCGGGCCGCAGCGAGAAGAGCTGACCATCCAGCCTCGCCGGTAGCTCCTCAACCGCCGCGCGGGCCGCTCGCGAAAGAGGCACCGCTCGACTGGTGCCATTCTTCGTCTCGGCCAGGTAGGCCACACTCCCCCTCACATCCGACCGTTTCAGCCCTATCAACTCGCCCCGCCGCATGCCGCTCTCGACGGCCAGCGTGATCAATCGCGGCATCTCAACGTGAAGCGCGCCTGCTGCCTCCATCAGCCCGGCAAGCTCATCATCCGTTACGCGGCGCTCTCGATCCTTGTTCAGCTTCGGCTTTCGAATCTTCGCGCACGGATTGTCGACTGGCATCCCCCATTCTTTGATCGCGATGGTGTAAAGGTGCGACAGCAACGCCAGGTCGCGGCGAACCGTCGAACCCGACGCGATCTCGAGCCGTTGATCGCGATACAGTGCGACGTCGGATGACCGGAGGGTCGAGAGTGTGAATCGTCCGAGATCTCGTGCGAGGATCGCGAGCCGCGATCGCTCGTTCCGATAGCTCTTCTTATGGACCGATATCTCCCGCTCGTAACGCTCGAGCGCTGCCGCGATTGTCAGCGCGTCGGCCTCGCGAGTGTCGACGAACCGGGACTGGCTCATCTCGGTTTCGATCTGCTTCGCCCAACGCTCGGCATGCGCCTTCGTGTCGAACGTCGCGCTGAGTTGCGGATAGCCTTTCTTGCGAATGATCGCTCGCCAAGAGCCGGAGCGTTTTTGGAACGTAGCCAT